TTATCAAAGTCTGGGGCTGATGCAAAGAAAATGTTTACCGATAAAATCGTACCCATTTCCGTCAACTACCCGTTTTTTTTCAAGCCAATTCAAGACGGTATGGATAGGCCAAAAACAGAACTTGCTTACAGAGTTCCAGCCAGTAGGTTTACAAGACGTAAACTAGATAATAATGAACAGCTAGAAGAGTTAGAAGGATTAGATACAACTATTGATTGGAAAAATACAGGTGATAACAGTTATGATGGTGAAAAATTAAAGTTACTAGTACATGATGAATCTGGTAAATGGGAAAGACCTGACAATATATTAAACAACTGGAGAGTTACAAAAACTTGTTTACGATTAGGTTCTAGAATTATTGGTAAGTGCATGATGGGATCAACATCAAATGCTTTAGATAAAGGTGGTAGAAACTATAAAAAACTATACGATGATTCAAACGTTACCAGAAGAAACCGCAATGGGCAGACTAGCTCGGGATTATATAGCTTGTTCATACCTATGGAGTGGAACTACGAGGGATACATTGATTCTTATGGATTACCTGTCTTTGAGACACCCACAGAAAAAAAGAAAGGCCCAGATGGCCACCCAATTGAAATCGGGGTTATTGAACACTGGGAAAATGAAGTAGACGGCCTTAAGGATGATCCTGATGCACTCAATGAATTATATAGACAGTTTCCACGTACAGAAAAACACGCGTTCAGAGATGAAACAAAACAATCATTATTTAATCTTACTAAAATCTATGAACAAATAGATTATAACGAAGATTTAAAAAATTCAAATGTTGTTACTCAAGGTAATTTTCAATGGGAAGATGGGATTAAAGATACAAGTGTTATGTTTGTTCCTAGTAAACAAGGTAGGTTTATGGTATCTTGGGTTCCTAATGTAATTCAACAAAATAGAATATTAATAAAAAATAACATGAAGTTTCCTGGTAATGATCACATGGGGGCTTTTGGTTGTGATAGTTACGATATATCAGGAACAGTGGATGGTAGAGGTTCTAAAGGATCTTTGCATGGTTTAACTAAGTTTAGTATGGAAGATGCTCCAGCTAATTTATTCTTTTTAGAATATATATCTAGACCACCTACTGCTGAAATATTTTTTGAAGATGTTTTAATGGCCTGTGTTTTTTATGGTATGCCTATACTTGCAGAAAACAATAAGCCTAGATTACTTTATCATTTTAAACGTAGAGGTTACAGAAAGTTTGCAATGAATAGACCAGATAAAACAATGCATAAATTATCTGTAACTGAAAAAGAAATAGGTGGTATACCTAATTCAAGCGAAGACATAAAACAAGCACATGCCGCGGCTATTGAAGCTTATATTGAAAATTTTGTAGGTTACAATAATGAACAATACGGAACAATGTATTTTCAAAGAACATTAGAAGACTGGTCAGCGTTTGATATAAACAACCGAACTAAGCATGATGCCTCAATAAGTTCTGGTTTAGCTATAATGGCTTGTAATAAAAACAAATATAGACCAGTTGCTGAAGTCATAAAGGAACCAGTCAATTTAAATTTTTCTAAATATGACAATAGAGGTAGTGAATCAAAAATAATTAATAGATGAAATTAAACACTGGTGTTAATAGTGCGTTTCCTGATCAGATGGTATCTGAAGAGGAAAAGAAAACTTTAGAATATGGGTTACTAGTAGGGCAAGCTATTGAATATGAATGGTTTAGAGGTGGTAGAGTAAATGGTAGTAGATGGAATACAGGTTATCAACAATTTCATAATTTAAGATTATACGCTCGTGGAGAGCAAAGTGTACAAAAATATAAAGATGAATTATCTATTAACGGTGATTTATCTTATTTAAATTTAGACTGGACACCAGTACCTATTATACCTAAGTTTGTAGATATAGTAGTTAACGGTATTTCTGCTAAAGATTACGAAATTAATGCTTACGCCCAAGATCCTTTTTCTCAACAACAAAGAACAAATTATGCAAAAAATATCATGAGAGATATGACTGCAAAACCTTTGTTACAAGAAATAAAAGGAAAACTAGGAGCTGATTTATTTGCTACATCAAATCCTGAAGAACTACCCGGATCAAAAGAAGAATTAGAGATCCACATGCAATTAAATTACAAGCAGTCTGTAGAAATTGCTGAGGAAGAAGTTATAAACAATACTTTAGCTTTAAATAAATATCATTTAATTAACAAAAGAACAGTTCAAGATATTGTTACTATTGGTATTGGAGCAGTAAAAACTTCTTTTAATAAAGCTGAAGGTGTTACAATAGATTATGTAGATCCAGCTAATTTAGTTTATTCGTATACTAATGATCCTAATTTTGAAGACATATATTATGTAGGAGAAATAAAGTCAATGACTTTAGCTGAAATAAAAAAGAAATTTCCATATCTTACTGATAAAGAACTGGAAAAAATGGTTAAATACCCTGGTCGTGATGGTTACATAGCTAATCCTAATTATGATAATGATTTAGTTCAAATATTATTTTTTGAATACAAAACTTTTATTGATCAAGTTTTTAAAATCAAAAAAACTGAATCAGGATTAGAAAAAACACTACAAAAACCAGACACATTTAACCCACCTGAAAGTGATAATTTTAATAGAGTTTCAAGAAGCATAGAAGTATTATTTAGTGGAGCTAAAGTAATGGGTGTTCCACAAATGCTTAAATGGAAACTTTCTGAAAATATGACAAGACCTAATAGCGATTTAACAAAGGTAAACATGAATTATGTTATGTGTGCGCCTAGTTTATATCAAGGTCGTATAGAGTCTTTAGTGAGTCGTATTACTAGTTTTGCAGATATGATACAATTAACATCACTAAAGCTACAACAAGTAATTCAACGTATGGTTCCGGATGGTGTCTTTGTTGATGTTGATGGTTTGGCTGAAGTTGATTTAGGTAATGGAACTAATTATAATCCACAAGAAGCATTAAACATGTATTTTCAAACAGGTTCAATAGTTGGAAGATCGTTGACACAGGATGGTGATCCTAATAGAGGTAAAATACCTATTCAAGAATTACAATCATCAAGTGCTAGTGGTAAAATTCAATCTTTGGTGTCTACTTATCAATATTATTTACAAATGATAAGAGATGTGACAGGTCTTAATGAAGCTAGAGATGGTAGTATGCCAGATCCAAATGCTTTAGTTGGATTACAAAAAATGGCAGCAAATGCCTCAAATATAGCTACTAAACATATATTAAATGCTAGTTTATATTTAACGCTAAGAACTTGTGAAAACGTTTCACTAAGAGTGGCAGATATGCTGCAGTTTGCATTAACTAACAATGCTTTAAAATCTAGCATCGGCAAATTTAATGTAGCTACTTTAAAAGAAATTGAAAATTTACATTTATACGATTTTGGATTATTTTTAGATTTAGAACCTGATGATGAAGAAAAAGCTATGATTGAGCAAAATATTCAAATGGCTTTACAACAAAATCAAATATATTTAGAAGATGCTATTGATATTAGAGAAATTAAAAATTCATCATTAGCTAATCAAGTTTTAAAATATAGAAGAATACAAAAACAAAAACAAGATCAACAGGCTCAACAGGCTCAAGTTCAAGCCCAATCAGAAGCTAACATGAAGCAATCAGAACAAGCGGCTATGAACGAGGTTCAAAAAAATCAAGCTTTAGCTGAAACAGAAATACAAATTGAACAAGCAAAATCTCAGTTTGAAATACAAAGAATGGAGCAAGAGGCATTAATTAAAAAACAATTAATGGCCGAAGAATTTCAATATCAATTACAACTTGCTCAAGCTCAAGTTAGTGTAAATAAAGAAAAAGAACAATTTATAGAAGATCGTAAAGATAAAAGAACAAAAATTCAAGCAACACAACAATCACAAATGATTGAACAACGTCAAAATGATTTATTACCTACAGACTTTGAATCATCAGGTAATGATGAATTAGGCGGATTTGGTTTAGAGCAACTCGCTCAATAATAAACCTATTTATTAATTTTTATTATATTATATTATGTCAGAAGAAGTAAAACAAGAAGGTTCGTTTAAACTTAAACGTAAACCTAAACAATTGGTAAAAGACGATATTATTAAAATCGACTTATCAAAACCTAAAACACAAGAAAAAAATGCCATTCCAGTCGGAGAAACAAAGAAAGTGGTTGTGGG